CAACATGCCCTCAATCATCCACTCAACATCCTCAACACGCTCAGTTAATAGTTCATAGTCAAGGTATTTGCCCTCACCTCTACACTCATTACAAATATCAGACTCACTGTGAGATGGATGCTCATAAGCACTGCTAATTAATACTGAACCTGACCCCCAACAAGTGTCGCATTCTTTGATAAATTCTGTTTTCATATTGTTTTGTTTATTATTTATAGAACAAAGTTAGTAAGTTTTTTTATATATGCAAATAATTAGCGTAATTTATAATGATTCTAAATAAGAAAAGCCCACCTATTCAGTGAGCTTAGACATGTAACACCACATTACATGGGGGAGTTGATCCGGTAACTGTTCTAATGGTAAGTATCCAGATACTATTTTTTAAATCGCTTTACAACAAACTTAGATGCTAATGTCGCAATAGCTTTAAGGAATTTATTTTCTGACTCCACAGTTACCTTAGTTCCTGTCTCATCTTTTTTGATGTTAACATCTACTTTCTTACCATCATAATCAATCTCTTGATTGATACCATCTTTGTGGTATTCTATCTCAGCCTTATTTGTTTTTACAATTACATCAATTTTGTCATCCTCAATGTTAACCTGTACTTTCTTAGGTCTGCCTACTTTTTTTGCCATTTTAAAATTCGTTTATTAATACTATTGATACTTTTGCTTGGTCTTTTGCCATGCGAACCATTCTCTCATAATCAGGGTTATTGTTAAGCACTAAGCATCCCTCTGACCAACCACCAATCTGAGTTGCTACCTGTTGACTACCTTTGTTATAGGTTGCTCCATGAACATTCATAAAGATAATGTTATCCATGATCTCAGTAGTTGGGTTAGTTTTACCATCTGCTGTGTAATCTCTTCTATAAGGTACTTTGGCAACCTGTCTGAGTGCCTCCATTTTCCCTCTGTGAAGTCCATAAGCATAACAATCATAGTTCCATCGGTCAGCTTCCATTACTGCAGTTCCTTTGTTTCCTTTGTTTGTTGTGCAAGATGTAACAAATTGAAATGATGAGCCTTTAAAGATATACACTTTGTCATCAAATACATTATTAGCATCCTCATTAGAACGCACAAACAACAGCCACATATCAGATGGAATAGTCTTATAGTTAGATAGTTGCTTTACTCTATCTAAAAGTTGCTTATCAGTGTAGTTCTTAACGTTGCTCATTGGTTTCTACAGTTAATTGTGATAGTGTTGCTGCTACTGTTCCTGCTGTTGCCACATATCCTGCCACAGTTATGACCGCTGCAGGTAGTGTAATAGGTGCAGCAAGGATAACTCCTGCTATTGCACCCACTGTAATGGCTGCCTGTTGTACTCTCTTCCAGAATTTAGGAGTGGGAGCATTCCATCTTTGTGATAATGTCATCTTAAATTTATTTCTATTAGTTTCTTAACTGATTGAGTGAGCTCACTTATCTGCTCAGCAAGATGCTTGATTTCAAGTTGTGTCATTTTCTCAATGGCTTCATATTTAAACCTTGCCTCATTATCAACAAGTTCAATCTTGCCTTTGAGCCTTCCTTGAGTCTCAATGATATCCTTTTGTTCCTTCATAACACTTCTTAAGTCACTATGTAAACTCTTTAAAAAATACCCTATGCCGGATATGAGTATTGTTATCACTGTAAATGCTATCTCATTAAATCCCATCACAAAATCAATATGCTGTTATTATATCCATTCTCTCTAAATCCTCCACAAGGACAGTCAAATCTACACACTTCCCCACAGTTACAGCCACAATGATCAATCATAGGTCTTAGGTCAGTATCTCTGTTCACCTCTGCTGTGAACTCAGGATATAAATCCTTATTAGCTATCAAGTATCTTGTTAACCTGGTCTCAAAAAATGAAGCCTTTTGTGCATAGTGCTCCATCCCAAAGGCCACCTCTGAGCGAGTTACTGAACTTGAGAAATCCCCAAACTGAGTCTGCAGTCCTTTGTTTTTAAGTTGATATGTCAAGCCAAACACAGCATCCTCTGCACTTCTCCAAGCTATAACAGGTTGAATGTATGCCACAAGTGCCTCCTCATCATTAGTCAATGTCTGAGCATTGTACTTAGTGAGTAGATAGTTGTAGAATGTAGTGCCTAAGATAGGCATAACTCTGAGCTGTGCCTGTGTTGCTATGTATGGAGTAACATCTGTCACATCAACATTGGCTGTGATAGGTGTGTTAGTCTTTAAATAGGTCTCTGTTATAAAGTAGTTCATGGTGCTGCAGGTGTTTCTGTTGGTATAACATCACCTCCCTCAATCGGAGGCAGTTGAGCCAGTGCTCTGATTTCATTAGGTGTCATGCTTCCAAGTACCTTAGTAGCTACTAATGGACTCAATGAGTTCAAAGCATCTGATGTTTTAGAGGTATCACCTTCAAGCTCAATGATTGTCTCATTAATTATCTGGAAGTTGTTAATTGAGAACTTGCCAGGTATCTTAGCAATGGTCATTATCTCATTAACTATCTCCTCAACTTGTCTCCTCAATGGCATGACTACATTTTTCTCAAATACAACATAAGCCTGCTTGATATCACTGCCTGATCCAAGTGATCCTTGAGTGCGAACTCCCATAAGGATGGGATCTATTGTGTGAGCAAAGCATATCTGCTCTGTATTGAGAGATGAGGCCTCTTGGAATAGCTTATCATTGCTGTTAGTTGGTAGGCTTTCAATCTTAGGTAACTGATCTTGATTATTAGCAAAGAATGCAACAGCCTTACCGGCATTAGCTGCACCTTTCAACCTATCAATGGTCTGCTTAATCATGTGTTTTTCCTCCTCTGACTGTGGTCTCTTAGGGAACATCATGGCAAATGATGGAAATATTGAGTTTTGAATGTTACTCTTAGCAAAGTAACTAAGCTCACCTGATAAAAATGCAAAGTTCAAAGCAGATGTGTACTGTGGCAATGGATACCACTCCTGTCCTAATGTCATTAACTCATAGCAATATAGTTGCTCAAGGTCAGTATTAGTAGGGTGATACCTTTTAATCTCTCTCACATCAATGCGAGCTGTCCAATCATCGCAAAGGAAGTATGTCTCTTTATCTCTTGACACTCTAACTCTCTCAGGTGAGATGTTTTCTACCTTATATATCTCTCCTTTCTTATTGTAGCATAGTTTGAAGTACACTCTATGGTGAACTATCAACTGTTGAGCTATGGCTCTGATTGTTTTACCTAACTTAAGTTTCCTCTCAAAAGTATATAACTTGAGCTTATCCTCTTGAGACATTTTCTCAGTCTCAATAGTGTATCCTCCTCCTGTTGCTGAGTTAGTCTTAAAGTCAACTATTGCACCATGCAAAGGTGATGAGTAATATAGTTGATTAAGTAACTCTGGATAGAGATTATCCTGCCCAAATGGGATGTATCCTGCTATCTGATAGCGGCCATTAACATAAGGGAGTGATAGGTTAGCTCCACCTACCTTTTGAAATGGAGTAGAGAAGGGTTGATATCCCTCAACTATCTCTGCTGTTTGTGGCTTGCTGCCTATAAATCTGTTATACCATGCCATTAGTCATAGATTGAATTAGTTTGTATCCCTGCCACTACCATGCGACCTTCCTCTATCATAGTCAATCCTGTAGGGTCAACTGTTGGAGTAGGACTCTGATATACTTTATATCTGTATTGTCCCTTAATAAAGTCTATATCAGTGGGGTCATCGATAGTAAATAGGTTATATCTTGAAGGCCATGAGGAACTATCAACTCCCTGCCAATAGATAGGGTTGGCTGTAGTGTCAAACTCATCCTCAAATTCAAATAAATAATAAGGATTAGAGATTGTTGTAACCTCTGTAAGTGTCAACACAAAGGTGTTAACTGTATCCTTCTCAAGATATATCATACCTATATTGTATCTCAAAGAAATAATTATTAAAAAAGCCCCACCGAAGTGAGGCTCTTAGTTTATAATCTATGGCAAGATTAAAGGAGACCTGGTATGATAGTAGCATCAACCTCATAAGCCAAAAACTCATTCTCAGCTACAAGTGTTACACTGTACTTAGAGCCATCTGCTCTTGTAGTTCCTGATCCTTCACCCGTTGCAGATAATTGCAAAAATGGGAAGTACCAATATTTACCATTAGCATCCTCAACAATACCTGCTAAGTACTGTTGTCCTGCTCCTAATACTTTAATAGCTTTTGATTTCTCTTGATCTCTTCTATGGAACATCAAATTGATAGTTGCAGTTACATAGCTTGAGCCATTAATTAAATCAATAGCAGAGTCCTCTGTAAATGAGGATACGTTTCTTCTGAACTCTAACTCAATGAAGGGGTCAGCTGTAGGTATAAATGTAATACCATCAACAATCCAATTAGTTCCTGTCTCATCTGTAGAGATAGATTGGATGTTATCTTGTTGGTTTACATAGAACTTATAGATACCTCCTGAGTTATTGTCACAGCTTTTTAAAATTGTTTCTAAAGTTGCACAGCTCATTTTAGTTGTTTTTTAGTGTTTAAAAATAGGGGGCATTTCTACCCCCGTTATATATAAGGGAGAGATTAGTCGAAACAAACGTTATACAAAACAATCTCTGCAGGGTTAACATAATGAAATCCTACTTTCATGTTAGCACGAGTTCTTAAATAAGGCTCAGCAACTGAATCAGATAAGTTAATAGCTTTCAATGCTTTGTCATCACCCTCTGCATCAAATGCATAGATAAGGTTATTTCTCAAAGTCAACAAGATAGTGTTATCTGGCATACCTTCACAAACAACTACATTGATCCCTAAGAATGTTAAACCTAATGGAGTAGTAACATAAGTCAAAGTGTTACCTTGTGCAGCAGCAAGCTCATAAGCATTAGCCACATTAGTAGATACATAAAATCTTAACTCAGTTTTTCTTCTGCTAATAGTTGAAGGAGCAAGAGCAAGTACAGCACTCAATTGGTCAAGTACATTTGATGTATCAATAGCACCTCCATACAATCCATTCACTGCCTCATCTCCACAAAGGCCTACTAAGTAGCCATTACAAAGTGATAACAAAGGATCTAAAGCCGATACATCTCCTTGCCATCTCAACAACTCGATATCTTGACCGATAGTCATTGCCATTTCATTCCAGTAGTATGACATAAAAGATGCAACAGTGAAATCACCATTAGATCCTTTTGCCATTTGCAATGCTAAGAATGATTGCTCTAAGTCAAACTGACAAAGTTGAGCCATAGCTGACAAAGGACATACATCAATATCCACTGCATCTAATCTATCATTAGGTGCATTGAAATTACACGTTGATGCTTGTAAGATGTTACCAAAAGTTACATTGGCTAACTTAGTTTTAGACTTGATGCCCGGCAAAGAGCGAAAGTTAGATGCAATATCCTCTGATTGAAGATATGCTTTGGAGTAGAACTCCTCAGGGTTGGCACACAATAATGCGTTAGTCTCAACCTCTAAATTAAATTTTAAATTACGGTTCATTTTATTTGGTTTTTGAAAATTTTACAAATTCTTTAAATAGCTCTCTTGAGCTCATCTTTTGGTTCTTAGCCTCAACCTTAATCTCCTCATCTCTTGGAGCTAAGTACTCCTCCATTTGGTTCTTAAGGTCAGCTATGATAGCAAGTAGTTGATTAACTTGCTCCTCAATCACAGGTGATACTATTGCAAGTACAGCCTCAGCATCAGTAGTAACATCAACTGCCATCTCAACATCCTCAGCGGCAGCATCTGCCTCCTCCTCTTGCACATTCTCAGCAGCTTCATCAACTGTAGTCTCAGCTTCCTCCTCAACAGCTGGCTGCTCTGCCATTTGTTCTTCTGCCATTTCAGCAGGTGCATCCTTAATCTCGATAACCTCACCGTCTTTTACGACATAGATTTTATCCTCGATCAGATGTTCTCCATCAGGTAACTTCATTGTATTTAGTTTTAATAATTCCGATAGTTTAAGTCCTAAGAATCCCTCAATAGAGTAACCTACTTGACCTGACTCAACAAGGCTATCATAGTACTCCTTATCAGTTACTTGGCTTGTTAGCATTAATGTGCCCTTAGGTACTTCAATACCATAGGTAGTGAATGCTTTGTCCTTTTTAGGGTTCTCAACTATCCAAGCCTCAAGGATGTAAGCAGGGACTTTCTCCTCTGCCTCATGCTCTAAGTTAAAGATATCTTTGTTCTGTAGGTTCTGCATGAACTTAGCATGAATAGACTCAATGACCTCCTCTGTGAATAGTACATCATACTCAGTGCCATCCTCATCTCTACGATAGATTGACATTGGTATCATAGCAGGTGCTACAATACGCATCTTAATGTCATCATTAAAGGTCATTGGAGTAGCTTGATTGAATGCCATACCCTTTACCTTAATAGCAGGCTTGGCAGTGAAGGCAATCATTTCAATACCTAACTCCTCCCCATCAGAGTACTCAGGGTCAATAGTTATCTTATAGACAGGTCTATCCATGCCTATATTGTAAATAGTGTTATATTTGTTAAAAATTAAAATCTATGGTAAAAATTTTAGACAAAGAAATTCCTAATCAATTGAAGGAGTTAACAGTGCAACAGTTTGAGGATATCACATCTATCCATGCACAACAGGACTTAGATGCTATTGAGAAACATCTTAAAGTATTTGAGTTGTTTGGTATTACTGAGAATGACTTTGAGCATACCACCATTGAACAGTTCAAAACTTATGTCAAGGATTTTAACAACATCAAAGGTAAGCCAGAACTACAGTCAACTATTGAGCTTGATGGATACAAGTACACAGCCTTTGAAGGTGAGGAGTTCAAGCTATCAGTGAGAGACACTAAACATATTGAGAAGGTCATGAACTCAAGGCATAAAGGATACATCTCTGAGATGTTAGCTATCTTATTCAAGAGAGATGACCTAAGCAAAGCTGAACACTATGACACTACTCATATCAAGCATAAGTCAAAAATGATAAGAGAGCTCAAGTCAGAGTTAGCAGTTCCTTACTTAGTAGAAATTGGACAAAAACTGTCCAAAGAAATCAAGAGAAATGAAGCTCCCGAAATCGTGGAGTGAGATTGATGTCCTGCAGTTTAAAGAGATAAGAGAGTTATATTCTATTGAGGAGGTATTTGCCAGAGAGATAGAGATACTCTCAGCTCTTGCAGGAGTGAGCTCAGATGAACTTGAGGACTTAGATGTAAGTGAGGTTAGTAATATGCTCAATGATATTACATTCATTAACTCTGAGCCATCTAAGAACTACAAGAGAGACATTGAGCAATGGAAGGTCAAGCCACTATCTAAGCTGACCTGTGGTGAGTTCATTGACTTAGAGTATTTCTTTGCCAATGACTACATCAAGCACCTTTGTCATATAGCATCTATCCTATACCGGCAACATACTACTAATGAGTGGGGTCAGTTGAGCTTTGAGCCTTATGAGTTTAATCCATTTGAGAGATATGACTTGTTTGATGAGTACTGTATCAATGATATCTATGGTATCATACCTGAGTACCTATCATTCAGACAGGATTTTATGGATAAGTATCACTTACTTTTTAATGAAGAGGATGGAGATGAGGAGGATGAAAATAAACCAATGACATCCGATGAGTCTAAGGCACAATCTGAGCAAAAGTCTGCTGTGAAATGGGGATGGGAGAGACTACTCTACTCACTTTGTAATGAGGACTTGACTAAGTTTAAGCAAGTAACTGACCTGCCTCTTATCCTTACCTTTAATATGCTGTCAATGAAAAAAGAGCTTAATCTGTAAAATCTAATTTTCCTGTAAAGTTACCTCCAATAGGCTCAAATGTGTAGATAATAGATTTCTTTTCACCAAGTATCTGAGCTACTTGTAAGATAGGATAACGCTCAGTCATCCATTCAGTGTATTGAGAATATATTTCTGCTGTTATTCCAGAACTATCCATCCTTTCAGTTAACTGAGCACAAAACTCATAAGGAGGTATTACTCCACCATTCCAAAGATTTGCACCATTATTCAAAAATCCAAAGTAATACATTGCAATAATCTGTATCTCAAGTTCACCAAGTGCAGGTATTTTTGCATTGATACGCACTGAGTCATATAATGCACCCGTATCAATAGCACCTGACTCTGATATTAACCTTTGTAATATCACTTGTATCTTTCTCCTTGTAGGATACTTGACATTGAATATACCATTATTTGCGTAGCGTGCCATTATTCAATTGGTGTAAAAGGTGAAGGTTTAGGCTCAAATGGACTCAAAGGAATATCTAATAAATATGCATACTCAGTTGTTGCAATATCTGCCTCGTCTTGTTCACTTAAGAATAAAAAATATACATCATTAATATCTTGAACAAAGTTAAAGAATGTGTCCGCATCAAAGAATACTCCTTGTAATTCTTGAGCTTGTTCTGTTGTTACTATTCTACCTTCCATTATACTTGTCTGCTTAGTGTTGTTTGATATGCCTGTACTGCTGTGTAAAAATTAGCTGCGTCCGTATCTGTTAAACCGTCTCCTATTGAAGCGAAGGCGCATTCTTTTAAACTATAATATTGAGGTATTATATTATTCCAAGCAAGAATAAAATAATTTGCATTTGGCAAAGCTGAACTTGCTGTTGCTCCTGTAACTCTTTTAGTTGAATTCCTAAAAACATTAAGAACATTTGAAGCCGTTCTGTTTACTACATAAAAACCTCTTGAATCAGTGTCTGCAAAAGATATATAAGTTGGATTTGAATTAATAGCTGCATAAGTCGTTCCACTTGTTCTAATTTCTAAAAGTGTTTGATGACCTCCAGCAGCTGCTCCGAATTCAACTTGAGTCCCGTTTGAATTTGTTCTTGAATAAAAGCTAACATGATGACTATTTAATGTAGCTCCATTTGTATTTGGGTTAAAATTACTGTTTGCATAACCAGTTGAACCATTTCCAAGCATCCCATTTGCTGAATGAGTAACACCCGTTGCAAAACTTAAATTATAAGTTCCTGGGGTTTTAAGATTTACCGCATGACTTGAAGCACTACCACCAACTATTGGATAAATTGCTTTGAACTTAGTCCAAATAGAATAACCTTTTAAATCAACTACCAAAGTATTAATAGCACCTTGTTGTGTCGGGTCTGTTATTGCAGCCGCTGTTATGAATGCCTGAGCATCTGGGTCAAGTGCTGCTGCCTTTGGCATTATAGATATCAACGGATAGTATCCCATCTTATGCCTGTGTTGTTACTCCTATAGCATCCCACTTACCATCTGTTGAGTTGTAAATAATACCTACATAAGTAGTCTTACTCAATACCGTTGTTGTTGGTAGTGTTATACCTATAGCTCTATAGTTAGTATCCCAGGTAATAGCTCTGGCAGTTCCGTTATCCTTGATGCGTATCATTAAAGGTTGCCCCTCATCCCATGTGCCTGTTGGGTTGGCAAGTGCTAAGGCTGCTGCCTGTGCTGTTATCTTGACTAAGTCATTAGTGCTTACAGGTGTTACCGTTGATGCACTTGTAACTGATTGCACACGAGGTGTGTATGATGCCTTAGCATTGAATGCACTCCAATCTGTTGTGCTCAATGCTCCTCTATTAGATGCAGAGGCTGTTGGTAAGTTGAATGTGTGTACAGTTCCTGTTGAACTTATGGCAAAGTCAGTACCTGATGTACCTGGTGCAAAAGTTTGTACTGCTCCTGTTAAGCTATTTAATGCAGTGATACCAGTTCCTCCCATGATGCCAGCTTGCTGAGTTACAATAGCAAGTGTTGAGGCTGTTGATGGGGGAGGTGACCCTGCTGCATAAAATTGTAGAGTTACATTTGCCGCACTTGTTGTTGACCACATTATCTGATAATATTCACCTCCAACTACAGATAGTAAATAGTTCCAGCCTGCTATTGTATGACCTTCAAGTCCTGCACCCGTTGACCGTCTTTTTGGAACGGTAACATATCCAGAACTTCCAGCAACGTCAACACCATTTTTACGAATCCAAATTGTAACATCATGCTCAGCATTATCAATATTTTGAATTTGAACACTAAAATTTATATTATAAATTCCTGTATTATCAAAAGTTATTCTTGTTAAATTAGTTCCATCTGTTACAATTCTGACTTGATTTTCATAGTCAATAGTACCAAATTTCATAGGATATCCAACATTATTAGCTGCTGCAGTTTGTGTTGTTACATCCTGCCATGCTCCATAATATCCTGTTGTAGTTGGAGTTGCTGTATTATTTAATACTCCTGCACCTGTTAATGTTAAACCTGTGCCAACGGTAATTTCTTCCATTATACCAGTACCTGCAGTTGCACGTCCTACTAACTTATTAGTAGCCATAGATGTAGTTACAGTACCAGATGTTGTGATAGGACCGCCTGATATGAGTCCTGCAGTTCCAACACTTGTAACTGTTCCACTTGTTAAATCTCCTGTAGTTGCTATTGTATAACTACCTGTGGCTTTATTAGGGAACTCAAGTATAACATCATCATTAACTACATTAGTAGTTTGTAAAAATGCCTCTTTAGATCCTGTTTGAATACCAACAGATCCATCATCTAATAATTCTACTAATGTTGAGTTAACAGCATCTAATACAATTACACCACCATTTGATACTGTTGTGCTATTAGATGCTAAATTACCAACTGTTATATTGTTAGTTGTAATAGCCCCTATATCAGTAACCTGTTGTAAGTCTTGACTGCCACCACCTGGCACTCCATCAATTATCTCTTGACCAGTGATTGACCTTGTCTCATATCCAGAACCAGTCTGAACACTAACCTCCATCAAATCTGTTGCCTCAAGATTAGCTCCCTTGGGAGTCATCTGAGATATTTTCTGTCTATTGATAGCCATACCTATATTGTATTACTCAGGTAAATTTGTTATAATAGGGACTTGACAATCTGTCCAATTACTCATGTCAACATCTAATGTCATGACCCACCCTGCTGCATAATCTAACACTTGATTATTCAATGGCACTATGGCAGGTTGTCCTAATACATCAAAACTATAGTCATCACTGAAAGTAAAATAGTTAACTAAGTCAACTAATATTTGATGGCAGTCTGAGAGTATTACAGTGATATTAGCTCTATCCTTCTGGATAATGTCAAGGCAGGTTATCTCTAAGCTCATTGTATTAGTGTTCTCAGTTGCTATAGCTGTGATTGGTGCTATAAACACAAGAGGATATTTCTCATCCTTTGTCGCAAAGTTAGGTAACTGCTCCACAAAGTCGCTGCCTACTTTTTTAACTTGTAGATGTGCGTTATAAAATGCCTCTATCTTGTTGATTAATGCTTGATAACTTGTCATAGTTCTGCGTTCTTTTGTATCTTATTTACTTTGTTCTGTACGTTGGTCATCTCAGTCTCACTCACTATAGCATTGACTGTGATAGTCTGACCTTGCTGCTGTGCTCCCTCTCCACCTACATTATTGAGTTGATTGCCTTGACCGAATAGACTAACTGATGGAGTTGCCATTCCACCTGTTGATGTCTGAGTATCAAAGCCACCCGTTGGTATATCAGGTGCAGTAGGTGCTCCACCTCCACCTGTGAACTGAGCAGATGCTATCTTACCAATGTTCACTGCAGATGCTATACCTGCAGATGCAAGAGCCGCTGCCATAGCAAAGCCTCCATCAAATTTAGGATACTGAGCAAGGATTGATGTGATGGCCTTAGCCCCATCAATGACTGCCATCCCTAAGTTAAACCCTTTTTGTATTAAGAACTCTTGCTTTGCTGCCTTCTCTGCCTCTGCTGTGCCCTCTTTTAATTTACGTTTTCTAAAAGCAAAGAATAACTCAGTAAGCTGTTGAGTAGCTTGGACTCCCATAGTTGTATATTCAAGAGCATCTGATACTTGCTTAGCTTCAATTTCATTGAGTTTCTTTGCCTGCTCCTCCTGAGCTATTTGTTTGGCTTGTCTGTATTTTTCTTCAATTGCCTCTTTTTGTTGCTGAGTTAAATCTGTTGCTGCAAGTTCTGCCTCTTGTTGTTTTTTCAATGCCTCAAGTTGTAACTCAAGTAATGTATTAGTTGACTCCTTTTGTTGCTCAATGTTTAACTTAGCTCTCTCAAGATTAAATTGTTCTCGAGATAAAGAAGTCTCAGCTACAAGTTGAGCAGCTGCTAAAATCTTTTGATTTTTATCTACCTCAATAGCAGTAATTTGGTCTGCCACTGCCTTAGTATCTACAACAGCCTGAGCATTAATCTCTTTAATTTGCTCATCTGTCAATTTCTTATCTGCTACTTTTATTCTTCTCTCTTCCTCAATCAAGGTCTTTTGTAGCTCAAGTTTCTTAACAGCATCTTGCTCCTCAAGTAACATAGTTTTAATTCTAGCCACTGCATTTTGGTCAGCTATCTGCTGTCTATCTTGCTCCAATTTTTTCTCTGCCTCAACAATCTTAGCAGTCATATCTGATACTGCTGCACCTCTCTCAAGTTCACTCTTAAAGATTTTAGTCTTTTTAAGATTAAGGTTTTCAATCTCTGTCCTCTCCTCCTTCAATTGGTTTATTTTAAGCTGAGCTAATTCAAACTCTGTTGCACCTGCTGCCCTTGCATCATCCTCAGCTTGTTTATGTTTTATCCTCATCTCTTTGAGATGCTTATCCTGTGCTGACTCTACCTCTTTATTGGTATTAATTGTGCTTGTTGTTGTAACCTTAGACACTGCTGAATTACCTTTGTTTGTAATTTCTAATCTTTGTCTTTGAAAGTCCTGTTGTGTAAGTAAAATTAACTTATCTATTTTAGCAACTGTTTCAAAATCATCTAACCTGGCAGCCTCTCTCCTTTGAGCTTGGAGCTTAGCAATAGCTTCCTTCTCTTGGATGTCAAGTATTGCCTTTGACCTTTCAGCTTCATTCTTAATTTGCTTTGCACTCAACATGGCAAGCTGCTTATCAATGTCCTCTGCTAATTTTTTTCTATTCCTTGCTTGTTGAATAGCTAACTCATTAATTTTATTGATAGCCTTAGCCTCATCATCTTTAAGTTGTAAATATCTTTTAGTTTGCTCCTCATCCATCTCATCTAACTCCTCCATTGCAGCAATATCATTCTGCCTTTGCTCTTGCTTTCTTTGCTCCTCCTCAATAGCCAACTCTTCCATAGTGGCAAATCTATCAATGCTCACTCCAAGCTGCTCTTCAATAGCACTTATCTCCTCATTGCTTAGGTCTTTTGTTACGTTATATAAACCCTTCCTTGCTGACATCTCTGCCTCAATAGCTTTTATGTTTGATTCTGATGCTGCCTTAACAGCCTCTGCATTCTCTTGAGCTGCATTATCTGTTAAACCCATCCAATCTGTTAACATCTTAAAGCCTTCAATGATTGCAGTGATAGGCAACATCAAAAGTTTTAATACCTTATCAAGGACACCTATCTTGTTTAAAAATATAGCAATGGCTGCTACAATAGCAACTATCACAGCAACTAATAAGAATATAGGGTTAGCAAGTATCTGCATTCCTAACTTAACAAATGCTCCTCCCATTGTTTGTATCACACCTGTGAATGCTTTGAACCCCTTAGATATATCTCCCGGGTTTATCTTACCTATCACATTACTAAACACTTGAGCCTTCTGTTGAGCCTCCTCAAAATCTAAGCTCATCAATGAGTCCTTGATACCTCCTAATGAGTTGCTCACCTGTTCAAACTTTGAACCGGATGCAAATACATTGACCGCATCATTAGCATCTGCAAGTTGATCTTTAAGCTCCCCTGCTCTTGCAGCAAGTTGTGCAATCTGTTCCGGGTCAGTTGCATCTGCAATAGCTCCTTTTAGTTCTCTTAATTCAGCTTTAATGGCACCAATGCCGGTTATCTTTAATGGTATTTCAACTTCATTCATATACTCTAATTTCTATTGTTGTATTTAATAGTAATCCATCATTGCTTATATTGGCAGAATCAGAAGATAGTAATAATAAATCATCAACTGTAGTCCATCCTAAGTTGTAAAAATTACCATTGTTCTGACCTACTATTAAGTATGTTTTATTAGCATCTGGGAAAGCTCCTATAAGTGTTCCTAAATAGTTACCAACTGCAACGCGTGTCCAAACTATGTCGCCTATTGTATTCTCAAGAACCGTAACAACAGGATCTAATATTCCTGTCTGACTGATAGTTGCAATATATTTCTTATACCCTACAACAGGAGCTCCATTGATACTATCTGTTACTGTCAAGTTAGGTACTACCATACCATCATGCTCAAGTATCTGGCCATCACCAATCACTACACCCTTAACACCTGGACTCACAGCATTGCCCTTACCAAAGATTAGAACATCTGAGCCGGGCACTACTACATTGTTAACTTGAGCACTCTGTTTGAACACCTCATTATTACCAATTGCCACAATAGTATCTCCAATAGGCTTGCCGCCTGCAGTCTTATAAGGTGCTAAGTCAATCTCAGTATCAATACTTATCAACTCTACCTTTGTGAGGCTGTTGTTGTTAGCATTGTAATCTTGAATCTTGTTTATATTCCACCATGAGTTATCAATGTATATCTTATCATTGAGCTTGAGAGCTTGGATATCAACCTCATTCAAGTCAAAGTAACCTATCAACATTTTACCTACGTTTATCTGATTAACAGTCCTTCTCCAATATAAGTTATACAGGTTGTTAGCTGTCAGAGTTGCTACCTCATAAAAGTAGTAATCATTCGTGCCAAAGTTAATATCAAATGTAGGATACAACGGGTCATTAAAGTGGCCAAGCATAGGATAGTCAGTCAAGCCTATCTCACCTGTTGTGCCAAAATCTATGATGTCAAAAGGTTGGCATGTACCTAATCCTCCATCATACAATATGCGGATGTTAGTGTTAGGTGCAGCTCCATTTATCGAAGGAACATAAGCTCCAAATAATGTTTTCTCCACAGGAGTAGGTGAGAATAATAGCTCCTTAGTATCAACATCCTTAACATATTCATTGTCAAAGGTGTATTCTATCTGGCCATAAATCTCTCCTGTAGCTTGTGTGTAAAGTACATTAGACTGATCATCATCCGGTGCATAGGTGAGCTTAAGTTTTTTCTTAGTTACATCTGGAAGGAACATCAACTCTTGAGCCTTATCCTTAGCTAATTTCTGACTCCAATCCTTCTCAGCTCCTGAGTCGTAATACTCATCTCGATGTCTTAGGATAAGATTGTATGGGTTGTCAATATCTTGCTCAACATATAAGTTGTACATCTGAAATATTGACTTAACAAAATCAGACTGCTTAATCTCAACAGGTACATAAGAGTTCATGATTAGAGTACCTCCTGTAGTTTGAATATTATTGCTTGGCAATATAACCATGTTGATAGCTGTTAAGTCAAGTATCACATTGACATCTGCTAATGCAGCACCATTATACCATAGAGTAGTTCCTAAATAACCTACATTTTGTATCTCTACTCCTAATGATAAAATCTGTATATCACTTGGGTCTATATTTACTGTGCCATCTGTAAATGCAGGAACAGTAATTTGGTCTGCAAATGTTAATATAGTAGTCTGACCTGTGGGCAAAGATGGAGAGCCAGGATAATTTACTGTTACATTTGAACCATATACTTTTAAGTTACCATATCCCTGTACAAATACTTGAGCAAATACCTTATAATTTTTTTTAGAGAAGGCTAATAAAGTTCCTTGACTTAATATAACAGCATTGCCTCCACTATTATTGTCAAGGATAATCTCACCTGCTATAGATAACTGATAGCTATATGACTCACCTGCTAATAAGTTAGTGCTAAATGGTGAACTGTACTCTCCATTGGTAGGATTGAATAAAGATTGTGAATCAATTACCTCTGTCCATCCTGAGTCAATATCCTCTTGAAATGTATTATTAAATCCTGTAGGCTGTACATAACTTGTAGTCCAAGTGTTTGTTGCCTCAACTCTATAGTCATTGTAATCAAAGTTATTAACATCCCCATTGTAAGGTATTAACAATTTATCAAAGTGAGCATCTGTTAATCCTGCCCATGTGTAAGTGAATCCAGCGTTACTGAATATCCTATCAAAATAAGTCTGAGCATAGATAGCAGGTTTGAACTCATTAGCTTGATAGACATTAGTACCTGTGCAATATGGCATCACGTACTTATATCCATCTGTTACAGTGTTGCTGAATGTAGCTGCTATATCAGTTGATGAGAATGTATGATCTAAGTCTGAGAAATCTAAGTCATCAAGATTAGCATTAGTGATAGCACTAAAAAACTCAGCTCTGCTATCCTTGATGAGTACAGTGTAATTTACCTCCTCCTCATAAGCATTAGTGTACTGAGACTTATTAACACTTACCAACTGCAATAATGCATCATCTAAGATAGGCACTCCATTCTGTATCACTTGACATCGAGTCAACGTGTTGATGTTAAATGTTCCAGCTTGAATATTTACATCATAGTAGTTACCAAGCAACTCATGATTGTTCTTAGTTCCCTCAAGGACAATAGTTTTAGAGAATGTGCCTTTTCGAGATGTTAAATCTCTAATATCACCAATGTTAAATGTTATCGGAAAATTAGTATTCTCAGAT